TCCATGTCCACGTCTGGCCGTGCTTGCTTGAATCCTTGGCGCACCGCGTCATAAGAATCCATGTAGCTCAGTTGAGGCATAGCCGATTGCTGCCCTTCTGGCAGTGCCATGATCCCTTGCTCGTTAGTCGCCATGTTCGTTTCCTGTCAAGAACAATTGCCTGAATTATCCAGCATTATTGCGTTAAATCATAGAAGGAGAGCGACCCTACACCACTACCGTTTGTCGCCCCGCTAACCGTGCGAACAGCCAACGTGTAAATATCACTTACCCCTGCAATCGATGCCCCAAGCTGTAAATCCCAGTTGTAGCCGGTTGCCACAGAAGTATTAGCTGTACCACCACTGCCCGTGCTAGTTATATAGTCAGTTTGAACAACCGAGCCAACATTAGATATTGCCGTTGCAGCAACGTCATACTCCACGTTACTGTCTGTAGGCACCGTTGCCGCCCATGTCGCCCCGGTCAATGTCGGGTTCTTCAATAACGCTATCTCATAGTTTTGGTTCGTCAAGGGTAAAAATTGAACCCTATTAGGCAGAACTACCGATCCCAGCCGTCCTGAAGCCATACGAATTGACACAATGGGGAAAAAAGTAGCCGCTGTCGTAATATTCGTAAACTCTGTTGTACGTCTGGCAACATGATCTATTGAGGTCTGCTCAAAGCCGCCCTCCGAAATAACCGAACAACATATCGCTTTCATCGACGCGGCCACCGGAGTCGTCGCACTGCTGATTTGATAACGAACAGGCAAAATCGCCGTAGTCATATAGACATTCGTGATCTCATTCGCATTGTTGAAGGTGTGGCAGATAATGTACTGGCCATTGATAATAAACCCGCAACGCACCGACCCCACACCTAACCACTCAAAATCCATCCACAGAATCTGCGCCTTGCTCGGATCAAGCGTGTAACCACTATCCCCCGTCCCATCCAACTTGTCCCCGTTCCACGAAGACTGGTTCACGGTCCGCGCATCGCTGGCTACGCCAGTGACAAATGAGCGTAGGACAAACGAATACACGCCATCAATGCGTTGGAAGAATACGCCGTTCTGATCGTTGAAATACCCTACCCGCTGCGTCAAATTCACGCTCTGGCTACCATCCATTACAAAGGTTGCCAAGACCAGCAAACCCTTACCCGGCTGATAAGGGAACGAGCGATAAGACTGACGCGTCACGGAGCCTACGCCAACTCCCGTAACCTCCATCTTGACTGCCGCCTCATTCGACAAAAAGGTCGTCGTCCCCGTCCCAGTTGTCACTACATCAAATTGATTGTCTGCCGCATATCGACTCTGACTATCAAAGAGCGTATACGGCTCACTCACTCGTAGCCGACCAAAGGCATCCGCCCCCGTTCCGCCCGGAGCGATTGGCAAAGGTAAAGATGTCGCCATAAGCTGCCCTAATAAGGTATCGAGTGTACTAAAGTACAGCCGCAGTACGTTATTTAATTGGTCTTGATATACCCTGCTGTACTGATCAGGCGCAATAGGCAGCGCAGGTGACTTCGTCTGGGTAAGCGATAACTCTTCAACCGTAACAACAGAGGTCATCAACCACCCCGTCTACCGTCTGGCCTAATATCAATTTTTGGTGAACCCAACTGCCACTTAGTCCCCAAACCGCTTGAATGAACCCTGACTGCCAATTCTCGCCCACGTACACGAATAAATACCTGATCTGTATATTGCTCCACTGGGACGGTAGCCGTGCGCGTCACGCCAGCAGAAGACTGACCTCCTACGGATGCAGGCACGTTGTACCCGGACCCCGAAGCCTGTAACGTCTTCAACTCAAAGGTGACCGCAGGAGAAGCTGCCGTAGACCCATCAAACGTCACGTCAGGCAACAACCGACGGACAAACGAGAACATCTCCCCCTCGTCAATATCCATGTACGACGATTCAATACTCGCTTCAATGGGCGAAGGCGGAGAAGTCGAACCATCATCCACCCCACTCTCATGGTAAACAAGCTTGTGTGTTGTCGTCGCCGCTACAGGGAATGCGCGTAAGGAAGTATCCAGCCACGCCGTTCTGTTCAACGAGCCGTAATACCACGAGTTCTCTGCGTAATTGAAGATAAGGTAACGGTCTACTTCTAATGAATTAGCAGAGCAGTAGAACCACCATACCTCACTGAACCCTTCATTGCCTCCAGCAAACACCTGATAGGCTTGCTGCATATTGAAGTCGTTGAAAGTATAACGGCGCAAGGAACAAGGCAGCGTCTCTGTTCTACCCGAATACACGTAGAATTTATCAATCCCCATCCAATACGTAATGTTGTTGGAGGTGATAGCTGCGTTCGGGGACAGGATAGAAATATTGTTAGCTAAGAGCGTAAATGACCATACATACGGAGGTCCGACATACTGCATGGAATACAGCGCCGCATCTGTCCAAACCAAAATCTCTTGCCGGTTTTGTACAGCCGCCACAATCTGTGAGCCATAGCTCAACCGATAACTACCTGCCTGATTCGTCGCAGAAGGAGTCCACCCTTGATAATTCTCTTGCTCTGACCAGCGAATTAACATCGGGTCTTGTATGCTTGACCCGTAGTCATTACAGCCAAAAGCAATCACGATACGCGTGGCATCCGACACCATGATCTGATTCATCACAGTAGGCACATTAGTGCCCGTGACTAACGTGCCGCGATTGTTTTGCGCAGGAACTGCAGTACCGTTAGGTTGCCAATAATAAAGCGCTCCGCCTCTTGGGGAGAACAACAAATCCTCACCGTAATTGCTTTGACTCCAAAGCCGCAACTGCTGCCCGATTCCAGAAGCTGAAGATTGCCCCCAGCCTGTGTCGGTACCGTTTGCACTAACCCCGCCCCAGCTACCCGCACTCCACCCTGTATATTCGATGAAGATGTCACTTCCGGTGTTGATTTGATAGGTTGCGACAACTGCGGCTCCACCACCAGAGCCTGATGAGTTTGCAGGGGAGGGAGCGGTAATGGTATAGGTATTGACGTTTACAAAGGTTATCTGATGCTCACCGTTTAAATTAAGACCACCAACGGTTGTCGCACCACTAAAGGTAACGAAGTCCCCTGTAATTGCGCCATGATCTATATCAGAAACTGTGACAATCGCACTCCCATTTACCGTGGTAAATGGGTTGTTTGTCATGGGGCTAACTATTTTACGAATAGGGGTGATGTCGTAATACGCCTGACCTTCCTCAATGTAGAACTTGAGGTTAGTCCCCATCCCTAGCAAATTGTTATTGTTTAAAGTTGTCCAATTCCACAAAGAACGGCACACCCCGAGGAACTGGCTGTTAGACAGTGCTGTCCAACCTCCTATCTTTTCAGGGAAGCCAAAGCGAAATCGTATTTTGTCGCAGTCAAACCAGCCCCCTTCCCCGGAAAGTGAGGTGATTTCTTTGTTGATTCCGGGGCGAAACTGTAGTTTTCGCAGTGGCATTTGTTTTTACCAATAAAAATTGATCAAAGCCTTCTTTGTTTTTACTGTAGCTGCAGCGCCGAGGTCGGCGGGACGAAGTTAGCGGTGTAGCGGGCATAACCACGGGTAATGCGAATGTCATCCAAGTAACCTGTCATAGATGAATCAAACCCCCTGTTTGAGCCAATCACGAAATTATCTGTGGTTAGCGGGGTAAAGGTTGCAGACGATGTCCCACTTCCGTTAGCGACACCATTCAAGTAGTGGGTGATTGTTGACCCAGACCGCACAACAGCAACATGGTTCCATTGATTAGCTGTTACTGCGTTTGTTGCCTGTATGCCGACCCCGCCACCCGCTTCAAAATAAAGCCTGTCCGTCGTTTGATAGAACACGAGCGCCCACCCTGAAGTTGGTGCGGCTAAGGTGTTTCCATTAGCAAAAGAAATTATCCCGCCATAGTTTTGGTGGGCTGAAAAATTTATCCAACACTCAATCGTAAAGTCTCCAGCCAAAATCATGTTTGGGGAATACACGCCCCTCAGGTAATCCCCCGTACCATCGAAGTACATCGAGCTACCACCAAACTTGCTCTGCGTCGTACTGATCTGCGCGTTGCCCGCTGTCTCGAATACGTTATCGGCGGTGCTGTCTACGACGCCTGCGTTGGTGAAGTTGCAGAGAAGGCTGGTTGCGGAGGCAGCAAAAGAAGTATTGACGTTTGTAGTGCTGGAATACGCAGATGCAGAAGCTGCTCCAGATGTTGCAAGTGGTGCCCGAGGTGGAGTAAATGCGCCTGTATATACTGCTGCACCTTTTACAACACGAAGATTTGAAATATAACCAGAAGTGTCGCGTGGAGTCGCATTATCATGTGCCCGTGCAATCCAAAAAAATACCGTACCGCCCGGAGCAAAAAGACTGAAAGATGATGTAGTTGAAGCTACAGAAACACCATTTAAATAAATTCTAAAGTCAGTTCCAGACCGAACTACCGCAAGGTGGTTCCATTCATTTAACCGCAAAGCGGTATTCGACGTAATCGTAAATTGCGGATTGTTTACACCGTTACTTACTTCAAGAAATGGGAAGTTACTAGCGTCGGTTCCAAAACCCCAGCTAATTTGAGTCCATCCAGTTACAGCCGCTTGACCATACTGCAAAAAGGTTTTGCTTGTAACGCTTGTGGTTCCGTATATAGAGAACTCCATTGTGAAATCACCAGAGCCAAACTCAAACGCCGTATTGCTAGGGATAGTAAGGTAATCCCCCGTCCCATCAAAATACCCACTACCACCTACAGTAGCTGCGCTGTATGCAGCAGTAGGAGCGAATGGGCTGAAGGCTTGGACGGATGGTGTGCCAAATGGTGTGATCGTATAGCCATTGCTACTGCTATCAGCAAACCGATTGGATTGGCAAGCAAGCAGCCTTGTATTAGCGTCGGTTGTAAACGCAGATGTCGGAGGTGTAAAACCGCTTGTATATCTAGCAGTATTTGAAATTCGCAGGTTGCTTAAGTAACCGTTAAATGTTGCGCCAGCAGCGGTCGGTTGCCAAACACCGCCGCCAATGTAATTTGTTGTTGTTGAATTGTTGGTTGTATTCGCTACAGAACCTACATTGACACCATTCTGATACAGCACAATTGTTCCACTCGACCGAACAACAGCACAATGAACCCAAGTGTTCAATGGATAAGTTGTGCTTGCGGTAATGATTGGGCTTGTATTTTGTCCAACAGTAAGTTTGTCTGTGGCGTTAAATACGGGGCCAATTTGAAAACCA